GGCTGGAATCCTCCGGGTTGTGGCATGGATGTACCTTTTTAAGAATTACGATATTAAGGATTGGGTCAGCTTTGCCGAAGTCTACGGACTGCCGCTGCGGCTTGGCAAGTACCAGCCCGGCGCAGGCGAAGCGGACAAGCTGGCGCTCATGCAGGCACTTATACAAATCGGCGCGGACGCGGCAGGCATTATCCCGGACGGCACAACGATTGACTTTATTACGACAGAAAAGTCCGGTTCTATTGACCTTTACGAACGATTTGCGCGTTATTGTGACGAACAGATTAGCAAGGCAATTTTAGGGCAGACGCTAACCTCAGATTCTGGCGGCGGTAGCTATGCACAGAGCAAAACGCACAATGACGTGCGGCACGACCTCACGGTCGCGGATTGCAAAGCGCTTGCCTCCACCCTCCGCCGCGACCTGATCCGCCCGCTGTGCATCTTCAATTTTGGCGAAAGCAAGCGCATTCCGCGCATACGCTTTGACTGCGAGGAGTCGGAGGATTTGATGCAGACCGCGAATATCCTCGGACTGCTGATTGAAAAAACCGGACTGCGCGTGCCGGTCAGCTACCTATATAAGAAGTTCAGCATTCCCGAGCCGGAAGGCAGTGAAGAGATTGCCGCACCGCGTCCTGCAAACGCAGGAATGGGCATAATGGCTTTTAAGGAAACACCTCCCGCGATACTGACCGGCCTAAAAAACGAAGCCGCTCCTTTCGGTACACAGGAACATATTGACAGCCTTGCAGACGCTGCCCTCCGCCACAGCGCGGACGGCTTTGAAAAAATGTTTTCGCCGATTCTCAAATTACTTGACCGCGCGGACAGTCTGGAACAGCTTCGGGATCTGATGGAAAACGAAAAAGAAGCTGCGGCGTTGTTCAGCGCTATGCCGGACGCTGACCTTGAGGCGCTGCTGCAAAAGGCAATGGTTTATGCCAACCTTGCGGGGAGGCTGATTGAAAATGAAGATTGAAACCCTGTTCACCCGTGAGGATATGACCTTTGAGGAAGCGGCACAGTATTTCCGCGAGCGCGTGCCCGTCACAGCAGATGAGTTTTATGCGCTGGCCGAGGAATATCAGGGATTGGCATTTACGGTCAGCGGCTATACAAAGCTTCAAATTCTGAAACGCTTCTATGAAGAGCTGTTTGCCGCGATTGAAGCAGGCAATACCTTTTCAGAGTTCCGGCTGAACATGAACGATTTTTTGAAAAATGAAGGTTATACCGGGCTTGCGCCTTTGCAGGCGGTCAACATCTTCCGAACCAATATCCAGACGGCCTATCACGTTGGGCATTATCAGCAGATGACCGACCCGGCAGTCATGAAGCTCCGTCCTTATTGGATGTATGATGCAGTAAATGATGCGCATACCCGCCGTACCCACCTTGCGATGAGTGGCAGAGTGTTCCCGGCAGACTCGCCGGTCTGGGATATCTGGTTCCCACCGAATGGCTTCCGCTGCCGCTGCACGGTGCGGACGCTTTCCAGGCGGCAGGTGGAGCAGCGAGGCCTGACCGTTGAGACCGTGCCGCCGCTCGATATCCACCCTGACCGGAACTTTGGGACGAATGCGGCAAAGGTGCGCTTTCGTCCCGACCTGACCGGGTATCCGGAACCGCTCAAAAAAGCCTGGCAGGCACGCGAAAAGGGTAAAAACGGAAAAACGCCCTGACAGCCCCTGAAAACGCTTTTAGAGCCTGGCCCATGCAGCACCATAGGGTGCAGTGTTTCCGGGGCGTGTACCCCTGTTATAACATGTTATAACACTATTCCAGAAAGCAAGGAGGATACAAGATTGAAGAATTTCCTTGTACTCAAGGGAAACTGTATCCCGGTTGACGGTGTGCCGGAGGTTATAACTGTTTTGCCGCTTGGACACGTGGTCAGCTCTAAGGGCGAGTTTGAAGCCGATGAGGAGAGCTTCCGCACCATCCAGGACGGCATCACAAAACGCGGCGTTGACGTGGTGATCGATTACGAACATCAGACGCTGGGCGGCGGTGAAGCGCCTGCCGCTGGCTGGGTCAAGGAGCTCAAGCTCGAGGATGGCTGTATCAAGGCAGTTGTTGAGTGGACACCGCGCGGCGCGGAATACCTGAAAAACCGGGAATACCGCTACCTTTCCCCAACAATCCACGTCCGAAAATCGGACAATAAGGTCACGGGCCTGCACTCGCTGGCGCTGACCAACACCCCGGCAATCGAGGGCATGGCCCCGATTGTTAATTCAGATACCTTTGAAGGAGGTCAAGTTTTTATGGATTTGAAGCAACTGGCAGAGCTGCTTGGTTTGGGCGAAGACGCTGCCGAAGAGCAGATTTTAGAGGCCGTTAAGGCGTGCCTGGCAGAAAATAAGAGCCTCAAGGAAAGCCAACAGCTGCCCGCAGATGATAAAGTGGTTGCAAATAAAACCGTCTGCGAATTGCTCGGGCTGAAAGCGGGCGCGTCGGTGGCCGATGTCAACTCAAAAATCATGGAGCTGAAGGGCGGCATCATTGACGGCGTAAATGTGATTGCCGAACTCAAGGCCCTGAAAGCCGAAAACGCCGAACGTGCCGCAGAAGAAGCGGTCACGCTGGCACTCCGCTCCGGCAAGCTGACCCCGCCGCAGAAGGATTGGGCGAAGAGCTATGCCTTGAGTGACCCGAAGGGCTTTGCTGCTTTTGTTGATAAGGCTCCGCAGATTGTGCCGATGGGTGAGGTTCATTTTGACAGGACAGCAGCACCGTCTGGCGATACGCTGAACAGTGAAACGCTGTTCGCCTGCAAGCAGCTGGGGATCACTCCGGAAGAAGTCAAAAAATACGGTATGCAGGAGGACAGATAAAATGGCAGCACTTACAAAAGAACGGGATACGCCGGAAATCGCAAACGGCGGGCGGCACATGTCCCTCCCTGTGAAGGGCGGTGCGACGATCTATCAGGGTGCACTTGTCGCGCTGGAAGACGGTTTTGCGGTTCCTGCTAAAAAGGCTGCGGGCTTGATTGCGGCGGGCCGCGCTGAGGAAACGGTTTCCAATCCCGGAGCGGACGGCGCAGTTTTAGTAAATGTTTCGCGGGGCATCTTTGTTTACGCAAACTCCACAGCAGCTGCCAATAGGGTCAGCGCGGCACACCTTTTGCAGCCGTGCTACATCGAAGACGACCAGACGGTCACGGCAGCGGCGGCGGGTTCGTCAGTCGCTGGGTTGGTGATCCGTGTCGATGAAAACGGCGTTGCCGTGGAGGTCGGCTACGGTCTGGCAGCTTCGGCAACCGGTTCCTGATACCTATTATATAAGGAGGACAATGCATCATGATTATTACTCCGCAGAGCCTTCGCGGCATTTATATTGGATTCAATACGATCTTTAATAAAGCGCTCGAGGAGGCAAAGCCGCTGTATACGGAAGTTGCCACCATCACGCCATCGACCACGGATTCAGAAACCTATGCCTGGCTGAACGATATTCCGAGCATGAGGGAATGGGTCGGCGAGCGTGAAGTGCAGAACATTTCCGCAAGCGGATACACAATTAAAAACAAGCCATTTGAATCGACTTTCGGTATTAACCGCGAGGAGTTTGATGATGACAGGCTTGGTATCTATAGCCCGATTATTCAGGAGTATGCGCAGAATGCTGTCAACTATATTGACGAGCTGGTTTTCGGACTTCTGAAAAAGGGATTTATAAACCTTTGTTTTGACGGCAAGCCTTTCTTTTCTGATTCGCACGAAATCGGAGGCAAAAAGGTATCCAATATGAGCCACGCGAAATTATCTCTTGAGGCCTACATAGCGGCACGCGCTTCAATGATGAGCCTGACCAACAGCAAGGGCAGGGCGCTCGCGCTCGTACCGGACAAGCTGGTCGTCCCGCCCGCGCTGGAAAAGGAAGCCCGTGATATTCTGATTGCCGATTTTATCAACGGCACCAAGAATACCATGCAGGGCACGGCAAAGCCGCTGGTCGTCCCGCAGCTGGCCGGAAACGATTCTTCATGGTTCCTGCTGTGCACCTCGCGTCCGGTCAAGCCGCTTATTTATCAGGAACGCAAAAAGCCGAAATTTGTTTCTAAAACGCAGGAAACGGACGATAATGTATTTTTTGGCAGGCAGTTTATTTACGGAGTCGATGCTCGCGGCAATGCCGGTTACAGCTTTTGGCAGATGGCTTACGGCAGTGACGGGACAGCTGACCTGTGAAATACTCCCCGTGCTCCTGAACCATCTGATAAAAGGGCTTATCGAAATAGGCAAGCGTTGCCAAAGCAATTATAATTTCGTGAGGGGTGCCGGGATCTGACAGCTGCTTTCCGAAATACTCTTCCGTCCAGCCCTCTTTCACGATCTTGTCTGAACAATCGTTGGCCATGCGCCTGATTTCGGAGTCAACGGAACGGGGCTTG